TGGACCAGCCGTGAACAATCCAGCGGTTGCTGCGATACCTTGTTCAAAACCTGTGACCGTGTTACGAACAAGAACACGCTCGACGTTGTTGTCAATGGGGTCAGGAGTGGTAGTAGTCATCTTGTGTTGAATGTGAGGGTTATACTATAGGGACAGTTTGAAGGTAACTAACAATAATCACCAGAGATTGGTGATCATAACATCAGCCTCCGTAGACTTCTTCAGCCATAGGTGTATCAGTGTAGATACTAGGAACTTTCACTGATTCACCAAACATTTCCTTGAAGAGATCAAGTTCCTGTTTTTCGTATTGGTCTTTAACCAACCAGATCTCTTGTTCAACCCAGGCCAATTCAGCCTTGAGTTTATTCATCTTAGAACGGAGTTCACAGAGTTTTTGGTTTCGTTCGGTGAGAGTCATTTTAGTGTTGTTCATACTATAGGGACACTTTGGAGGTAACTAACAATCTACCCAGTATAATCGGTTTCTCTGAGTAACATTGCCATATCAATTTGAAGATCTTCATCAACAATGGGGATGTTCTCTTCTACAAACTCAGTAGCCAAGTCTGCCATCAGTTGATCAAATCGTTCATTGTTGGCAACAAACCTCCAAAATTCATCCTTGAATCCATCACGGAGAAGTAGAAGAGCCTTAGTGTTCTGGTCAGTCATGATTTTAGGAAGATAGTATTTAAGAGGAAGAATCAACAGGCCAATGCTCCTTCAGGAATGTCAACAGGTTCAGGTGCCACCATATCTTCAAACTGGTGCATATCGTAGGCGAACCAGTTACCATTGCGGAAGATGTAAGAGTATTCTTCACCATCAGAGAAGAACTCTTCCATGTCTTTATCAAGACGAGGAGGACAATCTTCACCACGAGCAGAATAATACTCAGGAGCAAATGTTCCCTCTGGAAGTTGCTCACCCCAGATCGAATCTGACCAACAGGTTGACATATCACCACCGTCAATCAGCTCTGCTACTTTCTCCTTTGTATTGTATTGTGCTTTGAGTGTCTTACCCAACCACTCAGGATAACCATCCCAGTGGTGATAAGAAGACAGAACAGAACCATCTTTGAGTTCAATGCCGATGCGGGAACGAGTTGCCATAATGAAGAGAAATGTGTGAGAGGCGGTTCTGCGGATGAGAACACATTTGATTTACCTCTCGGTTTGTTGTTCGGGGTCTCCCCCTCACACTATAAGGACACTTTAGAGGTAACTAACTTTAACCATGAAGAATATCAAGTGCCCATGCCATATCTGGGTGATCCATATTTTTCTTGTAAAATCTCTTATCTTCTGCAGATAGGAATGACAAAGTCTCCATCTTATTTTCTTCTTCAGTATATTTTCTGATCTGACCTGGGCTCAACTCTTTAAGTTTAGATGGTGCAACAACTTTACCTTTTACAAGTTCAATAATACGCCAACGATTGTCATCAACCTTGATTCTGATCGTAATGTTTTTAGTTGCGATTCGTTTCATGGATGTGGTTCTCAGTATTGCAATAATAAACCCTCCATCAACCGAAGTCAATAGAGGGTGTGACAGTTCACTGATTGGTTGCCTTGTAGTAGGCTTTATCGGTGAGGTAGTTGAACAGAAGTGTGAGATCCTCACGGAGTTTCTTCACTTCGTAGTTGTGAATCTGAACTCGAACTTTGAAATCCTCTTTATAGTCAGAGAAAGTCAGAAGAGTTTCAGGACGGGTCATAAAGAACCAGTGATCTACACTATATGGACACTTTCGAGGTAACTAACAATATTAGGTGGACATTCTCTTGTGGACTCTACCCATAATCTTGGTTCTACCCTTAGCATCAGGGTTCTGACCTGTTTCTTTCTTATATTTCTGTGTCTCCTGATCTTTCATGATATTACGGAGTGCAGTTTCACCCTTTCTTGTCACCTTCATACGTTCTGCACGTGTCATCCCACTTGCCTTTTGTGGTTTGTAGTTAGGATTTACTGGTTTCTTTTCAGTCTTTTTAGTTGAGAGAAGTTTGGATGCTGCCTTCTCTTTATCCTTAGAAGATGCGGTGTCTTTCTTGACTTCACCACCACTCTTCTTGGCAGCAATTCTTGCCTTGGCTGCTGCCCTTCTTTCTGCTTTGACTTTATCGGCATAGGATTGTTTAACCTCTGATGATCCTCTTTCTTTGGTTGGTTGTTGTTCTTTAGTGGATCTCTGTTTCTGTGAACCAATGTCCTTACGGTCTTTATAACCAACTGGCTCCATCTTACCACCACCAACTGCCTTCATTCTACGGCGTTCTGGTTCACTCTTTCTTCTATCTCTTCCTACTCTTCCACCTTCACCAGTCTTACGAATCTGTGACCTTCCTTGTACCTCAGGGTCATAGACTTCATTCTGTTGCTTCATCTTATCCAACTTTGCCTGATGAAGTTCTTCCTTTCTTCTTCTATCTTCTGCACGATCTTCTTCTCTTTGTGCTGCTATTGCTGCCTCTTTCTCTCTTCTATCCTTTGCTCTTTCTTCTCTTTCATCCTCTCTAGCATCCTGAGTTTCTTTACTATCTTTCAACCCAGGAATACTATTTTTTACCCTATCAAGTTTCTTTGACAAGGCATCCAACTGTCTACCCTGAAAACCAGAATCGCCACCAGTTAATCCTGACTCTTCTTGAAACTGTTGAAAGGTCTTCATCTTCATTCGTTATCCTATGTGTTATTTAGTTTTAGAATGTTTCTTGATGAATGATATGGCAGACTTACGATTACGACAGATCTTGAGTTGTTTACCCTCATGAATCACCATGAGTTTGGTGTCACTACCAGCCATAGGTATGGCAGCATAGTCACCCATAAGAAACCCAAGTTCTGTGGGTTTGGGTTCTAATATATCAGATTTTGTTTGAGTTAGTTTCATCCATGAATCTCCATGTATTGATCCAATGAATAATATTCAGGGTCAGTATCAGTTTCCTCCACCAATTGTTCAATGGTCATTGTCTCCAACTCTGCCCTCCTTTCTTCTGGTGTAGCATCATCAGGTTCAGGACAATCGTGACAGAGATACTCCCATTCATTGACGATTGCGTCAATAAGTTGTTCTTTAGTGTAATTCATCGACGTACCACAGAATCAAGCATTTCACCCTTCTCAAACACCGTGTCAATAACATTCTGAAGGGCACGTTGTGTAGAGATACCCACCTTAGAATAGACGGGAACAACACACAAACCAAAGGTCTTATCAGGACAGGTACGAAGAACCCGACCAACAGATTGCGTCATCTCAATCACATCCATGTTACGGAGGAAGATGACACAATCAAGACGGTTCACAGAGATACCCTCAGAGAGGATAGAACGGTGAAGAACCACAAACTTCTTGTCAGGATCTTTACCCCAGGTGTTCAGGGTGTTGAAGAACTCCTCACGGTTGACTTTCTTACCATCAACAACTGCACCCGTCTTGGATGTAATATAGAGGAAAGAATAACCACGGTCATGACACTGTTGAGCGAAGTCAGTGTGTGACATCAGGTTGATAAGTTGACGACTGGTCTTCACACAGACCAGGATCTTCTTCATCTCAACATCATCCATGGTGGAGATGAGATGTTCACAATCAACGTCACAACTGATCAGTTTAGAGTTTTGGTGAATGTCGAACTCCTTAACATGAACTTTAGGAGGTGCAATGAAACCACCATCAACCAGTTCAGGAGCAGAAACACGACAAATAATGTCACCATAGACCTCTACATCGTTCATACCTGGTTTGTTCACAGTCACCGAAGTCTTACGGGTGGCAGTGAAGAAGTAACAACGATCTGCGTCATCAGAGAAGAACTCTGTAGGACCAAAGAAGTTACGTTGAACACTGTTGTGTGCTTCATCGAAGTAGATGGTGTTCACTTCAATGTCAGCATCCTGAACACGTTGAAGGGAGTGATAAGTTGTGAAGATAATCACACTCTCACCAACAGAACGTGCGATGTCAACGAACTGGTGGATCTGTTGTGGTTTGGTAGAACTGAAGTGACTGGTTTCACCACTGTGAACATGCATCACATGAACATAGGAACTGGTGATAACCTCACGGAACTCAGAACAGAGTTGTTCAGCCAGAAGAATACGAGGACACACAACAACAATAGTAGAGGGTTGTTTATCTA